TGGACTAAACTGCCCAAAAATTGTACGACCATAAGTTGTGCTAACGTTTCTTTTTCCAGGAAGATAATCTCCTGACGCTGTCAAAAATTCTTTGCTTGTATGAGCAACTTCTCGATAACCTTCTTTAATTTGTTTATCGACTGCTTTGTTCCACCAGTCTTCAGATTTAAAGATGTTACGACCGCCAGCAAGATTAATTAAATCTCTTTGAGCAGTTTCAGATTTAGGAAGCATACCTCTTGCTAATGCCATACCAAAGTCTAGAGCTGCCATAATATTATCCTAAAGTTGTTTTTTCTTCGTCTTCAAGACCCATTTCTGGATTCAAACGAGATTCTGACAATAACATGCGTTTGCCACCACGACGTCTTGCCGCTTGCTTTGCAGACATTTGTTCTGCTAAGTCTCTTTTTTCTTCTTCTGCTGCTTTTCTTGCTCGCTCTGTTTCTTGGCGCTGTAAGCGTAATGATTCTTCAGCAGCAGATGTGTCTGGCTTGCCACCACCAACTAATCCACCCATTCAGTTCTCCTCATAATATAGGTATCTTCTTTATCTGCACTATAAGCAAGCATGCGTCCTTCTTCTACAAATCTTAACGTTTTTGCCCAACGTACAGCCCTTTCATCACTACACTTTACTGTAATTTGAATACGATGTAAATTAAATAATATCTCACAGCTATCAAAAAATGCAAATCCACCTTTAGTCATAGCTATTGGGTATCTTCTAGCTTCCTCAGAAAAGAGAGACCACGCTTCACCCACTCCATTCCACAAAAACACGCAACCAAACATAGCGACAGGCTCATTATCAACAAACGCAGTAACACCAGGACCCCTTTCAGACTGAGCCATAACAAACCGTTTTCGATCTTCAAGCGTAATTGATTCAGACCCATATTCCTCTATACCTTTAAAATGATGTAAATGATCTGCATGCAAAGGCAAATAATACCCGCCTCTAACATGTGGCATACTTTTAAGTATTTGATCAATGTTGGTTAAAAACATCGAAGTCAGCATTAATCACTGTTTGTGATATTAATGTATTTGCTGTTAATGCCGATTTAGTCATCCTTTTATGTTCCCCACCACCTAACAACAAATAACCAAATGCATCACCAATGTGTGAGTGTTCGTTTTTATTTGGCGTATCTTTAAAACGCTCTTGTCCAGCCCCTACGCTCACTCGTTTAAAATGGTACCCACCCGCTAAAGACTTGCGTAAACGTTTACAAGAAGTATGTATCATCAGTCCAGGCTTACCCGCAATCAAACGTTGCATCGGTGCTGCTGCGGCTTCACGCCTGACTCTAAAATTATTGGATGCTGTCGGTTGTGCTTTGAGTCCTAATGTCCTTAAGTAATCAAAAGCAGTCACTTCGTAGATTGCATCGCGTTGCATACCAGCTGGGTCACCCCAAACTAAGATTTGTGCTTTTGGATATTTTGCATTGATCTCAGCTAAAAGCTGTTGACCAAATCGCTCTAATCCCATATCTTCCGTGACAATCTCATGCAAGATAACCCAGCGTCCATTGGCTAATCTTTGTCCTATTGCAGCGGCTGGCGTCAAACCAAAGTCAAGTCCAATATGAATAGGAAGGTTAGGATCATAATCAATCTCAGATGAACTCATTAAGTTATCATCATATTCATTCCATACGGGTCTACCTTCTTGTACATAGGTGTATTTACCTTCAGCATAACAACGGATCCAATCTAAGTTCTTACCACCGAGCATCTGATTGTAATAACCACCGGGTAGATTGTTGACGTTTTCTGCTTTACCATTAATCGTCCACCAACGACCACCCGCAAAGATATGATCGTTGGCTTCAGGATTCTCAGGTAAATCTTCAGGGGATACTTCTACGACGCCACCAGGTTGTTTAAAGAAGTCCCATCCATACTTACCTGTGATCGGTTCTTTCTCACTTAGACGGAACCACCAATGGTCATCATCCATTGGGTTAGTATCCATCCAAACTCCATGCCAAGTTGGTCCACCATCCCGTTGTGTAGGATAGCGACCCACCCGATGAGTAAGACCATCGATAACAGCTTTAGGCAGTTCTCTTGCTTCATTGACCCAGGCTCCTGTAAGTTCTAATGATAACAATTTTCTAACGTCTTTAGGTTGGTCCAATGCTAAAAAAATCACTTCACAGTCGATGCCAGCGGCATCACCTCGGGAGGGAAGGCGTATGTGGTGAGTGATCGGAGGTGTATATAACATCGGACCAAAAGTGTTTTCAGGAAATAACTCTTGCCATGTCTTAATGGTAGTCGTCTTAAGTTCTGGGTAAGAGTTCCTGACAATTACAAATCGAGTATAACGAATACCATCAATCGGTGATGGCTTTTGTCTGACAGCACGCATCATAATTTCAGCAGCACACGCGTAAGATTTGCCTGAACCTACTGGTCCCATCAATCCACGAACAAACGCATTGCTTTGTAAAAAGTTATACGTTGTACGTGCGCCACTAAAATCCAGATCAATGCCTGGACCCGCTAATTCTTTTTTACTGCGTTCCTTCTTATTGCTCATCGTCAATATCTTTAAACTTCATGCTCATCATGCGTTTGAGTTCTTGATTTTCTTTCCACAGGGCGTCAATAATCTCCATGGTGCGAGTATTATTCATGTGTGCCATCGCAAACTCTTCACGCAATTGGTCAATCTTAGCTTTCAGATCCATCACGTTGCCTCACTTTCTTGCGAAGTTTTTGTAAGTAATAGTCTGCTTTATCCAAATCTTCCACTCCATTCTTCAAAGCAAACCTCCAAACATACTTAATTACATTTGCTACACAAACTGCAATTATCCCCACCAGACCCATGGTTGCTGACTCGATCGCGTCAATACATTCTACCTTGCCTTGCGTATAATGCTTGGGTCGATTGACGTTATCATTCCTCATTATCAATTGTCTCCGGCGCTTTTACGTTAATACCAATGACAGATGGTCTATCTGAGTCATCAGGATTATCCAACAGACCGCTAGCTTTCGCTAACAATCTTAAGGTTTGTACTTTATCCCAAAGTTCAATTTCAATTTCACCTGTCTTGGGATTCGTTTTAATGCGCTTAATTGCTTGCATTGCTGTATCAGGAATGTCTTTACTTGGCTTAACCTTAATGTTGCCATGCTCGTCCCATTCCATAATGTCAGACAATTTAGTATTCGCCATACACAGCAACGAGTAAGCCACGGCTTCTCGATTTGCTGCGATGGTTGTACTTCTTTCTAAGTTCTTTTGCAACTGACGAACGCCGCCATAGCCTGACAAACTTGGAATCGGTTTACTTTTATTTTTTGTTTCGCTCATGCAAGCCTTTTCTTTTAACAATTAAATCTTCACGAATACATCGGTATCCATTGTATGTTTCTTTATTACGATAATATTGCTCATAATAATTACTTGCTAGTTTACACGATTCAAATGATCCGACTGGTTTTTCAGTCGGACCAAAGTCTCCCATAAAAGTTACAAATAAAATATACTCAATCACTAGAAGGGTAAATCGTCCTCGAGTTCCACAACGTGACTAGCTGGCTGCGTATTTTGTACTGGTGCTTGACCTTTGTTGGTGTTCGCCACAGGATTACCAATTTTAACACTCCGATATTCCACGCCTTTTTGACTCACATTATCATAAACATCTAGATAATGCTCAGATCCGTCAGGCAATAAAATCTTACCGCGCCAATCCGCATGCCAATCTTCTGTTTTGTTGTCGTTTTTAAATACAGATCCTGTACCTGGTTTTGCTTGATATTCAGCCATTATTCTTCTTCCTTTTCTAGTTCATAAATATGGACGACAGCAGCGCCACCATCCTTCGCTTCCCCTCGAGCAATTTCAATGTATTCGAACTGACTATCATCATCATACACGTTAGCCTTCATTAATGCATCTAGTATTGCCTTTAAGGTGTTATCTAGATCAAATTTTCTTTTCGATCTAGGATGTATCATGACACTGATGCCAAGACTTTTATCGCCAAAGCTTTTTGCCCCAGACTGTTTAACTACTAACAAAACCTCGTCAGTAAATTTTTTTCCAGCTGGAGAGATATATCTTCGCTTTCCCGATGCATGCCAATAATTATTAACACTTGGCGGGTAGGGCAATTCAAATCTCAGTGTCGGGGTCATAGTCGATTTAATCTACTATTGAGATTGCCATTACAATATGCTTTGATTGCATCATTGATAATGCTTGCCTTAGTCTTCTCTTGTTCCTTCGCAGTCTTGTTTAATAACTCAACACTTTGAGGAGTGAGACGAACTAAGAACGGTTTTAGATCACTCATACAAGTCTCCTACATATTTATTGCGGACTTTTTTTGTCGGACGTCCACGGCTCCTTTTGTCTTTTTCGTGTTGCTCTGCCATACTTTCACGTGCTTCTTTCATAATGCGCAACCACTGACCAGCTGACATTTCTTTCATGCCATGCCCAGTAAAACCTTTAGTCATTTTCCAGTAACCATCTTTTCTTGTGTATTTGTAAGGTAATGGTTCCCCATTATTAAATTCTTTACAAATTAGTTTGTAGAATTCATTTAGAGTCATTTTGTTTTTCTTTCTTGCCAAAGATGCGTTCAAAGTTCTCTTCAAACTTCTTACGATCTTGTATTGGTCTAGGTTTATCCCCTTTACCGCCTGGTCCTACGCCATCATTATTACTCATTG